TCGTGGCGGTCCATGAGAAAGTCGGCCGTGTCGAGGAACAGGCTCAGCTCCCAGATTGAACCGATGGTCGGACACCACGGTCGGTGCGTCGGTGCAAACACGTCGACCGTGCTCGCGCCAGAATCTTCAAAGTGAATAGGGTGCCAGTTCGGCAGAGACCTGGTCGCGCCCAGATTCTTCAGCGAGTCGTCGACGAACACGTGCGTCTGAACCTTCGAGAAGTTCTCGTAGGCCGCCGCCTCTGGCTTGAATGGTCCGTCCATCGTCGGGCAGCGCAGGTACACGTCGTCGCCCATGGCCCGGGCAACCTGGCGGCACCAAACCTCGGGCGCGTTTGAAAAGAGCGTCACGTTCCAGCCCTTCTGGCTAAAGTCATGAATCTCTTTGGCCTCGGCCTGAAAATCAGCCGAGTAAATAACCTCGGCCAAATGATCCAAGACGCTCTTGTCGTAAACCTTCTCATTGAAATCTCTCGTGTCTATTCCGAACGAATGCGTCAGACCGCGAGCCGTGTGCCCGTGGACGAGGTACAGGACGTTATTCACCTGACGCGGATCGCGGCATTCTGGAATCTTGTTTTGGACGTACCGTACGCAATTGTCCTTGACGTGAGCCAAGAGCAGCCGGTCCCGGACAATGACGCCATCGATGTCGAGCAAGAGGGACTTGACGGCCATTCTTAGTACATGAGACGGTTATTCTCTTTAAAGAGTTGAGTGGTGAGATGAGTAGTAGCATGTCGCTGAATGTTATCAAGATTAGTCCTTCTGCATCTCTCCCAGTTCGCGCATCCGCAGGTGCTGCTGGTTATGACCTATTCAGCATCGATAGTTACGTTGTCCTACCAGGCCGCCGTGTCGTCGTTTCGACCGGCATCACGGTTCAGCTCCCGCCAGGAACTTATGGATATATTTGCCCTCGCTCTGGACTGGCCGTGAAGCACGGTCTGGACACGCTGGCGGGCGTCATCGATCCCGACTACACAGGCGAGGTCAAGGTTGTCCTGCAAAATCTGGACGCTACACAGCCGTTCGTCATCCGCCCTGGTTACCGCATTGCACAGCTCATGCTAATCAATAATACAATTGCAGACGTCGTGGAAGTTCCAACAGAGAACACGCGTCTGACGGAGCGCGCCGAGGCTGGATTCGGGTCTACAGGTCTGTAGGACTTAGAGGTCTCGAGCCCTATTAAATTAACAAAATGACCCACTTCCAGGCTGTAGCCTGGGACGGTCAAGATCAAGATGATCAATTTACCATTCGCATCTTCGGAAGATCTGCAGATGGTAAATCGGTTTCGCTAGGGACGCCTTTTTGTCCGTACTTTTACGTCAAGCCCGGGCCTCGTACGACGGCACAGACGGTCAGGGCCTTCATCAAGGAGAATGCGTGGCGCGGTCTCGTCTCATGTGAAGTCAAGGACGGTAAGGACCTGTGGGGATTCCAGAATGGCGCACTGACCAAGTTTGTCCGGTGCGAGTTCAAGACGCATAGGGCCCTGCGGAGCTTGGCGTACGGCATCGACAATGCTAAATGGTCCGAGCTTTCGGGATGTCGGGTCTATGAAGCAAATATCGACCCGGTTCTGCGTTTCATGCACTGTTCGGGGTGCACGTCTACGGGCTGGATCGACCCAGGGCTTTGCGAACCTGACGCGGCGACCGCCTGTGACGTGAATCTATGGGCGCCCAACTGGCGTTTCGTGACCCCTCTGGACCGGAGCGACATCGCTCCCCTGCGCATCATGTCGTTCGACATTGAGTGTTACTCGAGCACGGGAGCCTTTCCGGACCCTCGGAACCCGTCCGACGTCATCTTTCAGATCGGTATGACGACCAAGGCGTTTGGTCGGGAGGGTTTCATCGACCGCAAGTGCCTCTGTCTGAAGGAGACGGCAGGGCCTGACGTGGAAAGCTTCGAGACGGAGGCGGCTCTCCTCGAGGCTTTCCAGAAGTACCTGCAGAAGATCGACCCGGACATTCTGACTGGCTGGAACATCTTCGGGTTCGATCTCGAGTATTTGCACATGCGCGCCGTGCGCACGGGTGCAAGCACGGTATGGGGCCGTCTGAAGGACTGTCCGATCGAGGAGGTGACGGTCAAGAATCTGAGCTCGAGCGCTCTCGGCAACAACGAGCTCAAGATGACCCCCATGAAGGGTCGGTACGTCTTTGACCTGTTTCAGGATGTGAAGCGCGAGCACAAGCTCGAGAGTTACTCTTTGAACAACGTCTCGAAGCACTTTCTGAAGGATCAGAAGAACGACATGCCGGTCAAGGAGATTTTCAGCCGGTACAAGGAAGGCGACCCGACCCGACTCGGTGAGGTTGCTCAGTACTGTCTGAAGGACACGGAGCTGCCGCACGCACTCATGGAGAAGCTGTGCCAGATCCAGAACCAGGTTGAGATGGCCAAGGCGTGTTGGGTCCCGCTTGCGTTTCTGAGCGAGCGGGGTCAGCAAATCAAGGTGTTTAGCCAGATGGCGTACAAGGCCCGTCAGCTCAACTTCATCATCCCGACGTTCCGCGGAGGGCCACCTGGTGCAGGTGGCGCCGATGACGGGTACCAGGGCGCGACGGTTCTCGATGCGCAGACGGGAGCTTACTACGGCCCGATCACTGCGCTCGACTTTGCGAGTCTGTATCCGAGCATCATGTGCGCTGAGAATCTGTGCTATTCGACGCTCGTCATGGATGAACGGTACGACAACCTTCCCGGGGTGACTTATGAGCAGTTCGGGCCGCACCGCTTCGCCCAGACGTCGGGAGAGAAACCCGTGGTTTCCCTCCTGCCTACCATCCTCATGGACCTCAAGGCGTTCCGCAAAAAGGCCAAGAAGCTCATGGCGGCTGCAGAAGGGACGCCTATGGAGGCGGTCTATAACGGTCAGCAATTGGCCTACAAAATTAGTATGAACTCGATTTACGGATTTACCGGCGCCTCCAAGGGTATGCTTCCGCTCGTCGCTATCGCATCTACGGTTACTATGCGCGGACGGCAGATGATCGAAGAGACGAAGAACTACGTCGAGGCCAACTTCCCAGGTGCCAAGGTTCGATATGGTGATACTGATAGTGTCATGGTTGAGTTTGACGTCGAGGGCCGCAAGGGTCAAGAGGCGATCGACTACTCGTGGAAGCTCGGCGAAGAGGCTGCCGAGGCTTGCACGAAGCTGTTCAAGGCGCCGAACGAGCTGGAACTTGAAAAGGTTTACTGTCCGTACTTTCTGTACTCGAAGAAGCGCTACGCGGCCAAGATGTATGAGAAGGACAAAATGGGTGCAATCGCCTTCAAGAAGATTGACGTCAAGGGTCTGCAGGTGGTCAGGCGCGATAGTTGTCCATTCGTGCGCGAGACGCTCAAGGGTCTTTTGGGACAGATTCTCGAGTCGAGCGACCCTGTACCGGTCATCGAGACGGCTCGAGCCGCCGCCCGGAACCTGATCCAGGGTCAGGTGCCCATGGAGAAGCTTCTGATGAGTAAGCAGCTCGCATCCGCGTACAAGGTGCCCATGCCTCATGTGACGGTCCGGGACAAGATTCGGGCGCGCGCACCAGGTTCAGAGCCTCAACAGGGCGACCGCGTCTCTTTCGTGATCGTCAAGGGTGAAGGAAGGATGTACGAAAAGGCGGAGGACCCTGTGTGGGTCACGGAGAAGAATGTACCGCTTGATTTCCAGTACTATTTCACGAACCAGTTCAAAAAGCCCGTACAGGACCTGCTCGAGCCTCTCGTGAGTGCCGATCTGATTTTCGACAAGAAATTCATGGCCAAGACGGAGAGTTCCACTGAGGTGGCGGCGCGCAAGGCGTTTCTGACCATGTTCGGAGCAAAGGTCCATAAACAATAACACCCCAGTAGTAGTATGGAGAAGCAGATCCTCGACTTGATCGAGGATGAGGTGACCCGCCGTGTGCAGCTACGCATGGCGACTGCACTCGAGGTGATCTCAGGGCTGTACGAGATCCCGATGTCCCGACTCATCAAGGACACGGTCAGTCTAGATATTACGGTCTGCAAGGGTATTCTGAAATCGGGCCGGCGCTGTCTCAAAACACCCTTCGCCAACGGATTCTGCAAGTTTCACAGAAAGCAGGGCCCTGAAGAGCCTGCGGCCCCTGTGGTTGAAGACGACGGTTCTGCCCCATGGGACTCTTAGAGAAATAGGACGTACTTAATTTAATGTCGAAATCGGAGGTTCTCTTGACGAGTCTCGCTCGATTTTTTGAAGTGACCGAAAACAGGGCCCAGCTTCATGAAATTCTGGGGGGACGGAGTAGCCGCCCTGGAATTTCACTTCGTAAATTGGAGTGGTTCGTGACCAACTATTCCAAGAATCAGCACGTGACCTATACGGCTCCGAACGGTAAGATGTTCACGGTCCACGTCGCGTACAAGTCGAGCCTGGACGGATACTCGAAGAAGCTCTTCGACCCCTTCTGCCGGACGGCCCGCATCGATTTTCAGGGCTTGACGACGACGGTCGCCCAGCTCAACTTCATCAAGTGGTGTATCACGAACGGAATCATAGGGTACCTCATCAAGCAAATGGCAAGCGCGCAAAGCCATCCCGAAAGTCCAGAACCGTGTAGCCATAGTAAAACAGGTACAGATTGTATCCCTGTGTAATCTGAGACGTGTACGCGGGATTGAAGTTTAGGGTCAGTGTACTCGTCTGTGAATTTAACTTTGAAAAGTCTAAAAATCCCCCCTGATTGTACTCCTTGGGCGTCAACCCGAAGGAGTACATGTATATGTTGCGCGAAGGCGCCGACAAGGCGTGCTCCAAGGGTTGTTTAAAGGAGTAGTACAGGGACCCCTGGAAAGTACTCAGAATATCGACGTTATTCAAAGTAATCTTGGCGTTATCAATAACGTCGATGTAGTTGTTCGGGATGTTGTTCGACGACTGGAACGCAAGGGCCACACCCGTCTGGATGTAATCTGTCGTGTACCCATAGTTGTACCGGGTGTCGTAGTACAGACCGCTCGGTGCTCCAGATGCGTCCCGGACAGACTCGTAATTTTTGTTCCTAAAGAACCAGAACAGACTCTGGACCGGAAAGTTGGCTGTGAGCTGCAGCTGTGGCGCACCACCCGAAAACTCGAGAGTCGATTCCTTCTTAACCTTGGGCACTATATAGCGGAGCTGTGTGTTCTGATAGTAGAGCTTCTCTTTGTTGTCCAACAGAATCTCTTCCGTGATGAGTCGTGGATTAATCATATCAAAGTTGGTCGTGGCGTTAGACCACCAGTACACGGGGTGGAACGTGAATCGGACGTAGAGCTTCTGGTTCCACATGGCGCACAGAGGGAAGTGGGGCTTGCGAATCCTCTCGCGGTCAACATTCGCGTGCGAGTGTCGGCGACAGAAGAAGAACTCGAGCGGACACACGACGTCGATATTGGTGTTGGATGTGGATGCCGACACGTTAGAATTAAGTCCACCGACTACGCTAAACATACCCTTTTGCTCATCGGCGTCCAGAAACACCTGGTCACGGATGATGTACCAGTCGTCATAGAGCGTCTCGATGACCGTCTCATTCACAAGGAGATCCACCTGCTTTATGAGGGCCCGGCCTATGTTCTCGTTGATGGCGTACGCGTTAGATTGGCGCGGAATTGTGCATTTGAAATACATATTAGACAAAAGGTGGCCGAGGGTCTGTGGGAGGAGCTCTATCTGGATAGTCTGGTTTTGGTACGTGGGACTAGGGGGTGGAAACGGTATGACGCGCTGATACATTACAAAGTTTGTGTGCTGTTTAAAATCTGGGTTCCATTTGGATTTTCCATAGTCCCTGTTCGACATGAACTCGTCTTGAGGCCCCGTGGCCGCCAGGGACAGAACAGAACCGGTACTGAAACCCCTGTTCTTCACTTCAATCATATTCAGCGGGGCACTCGGCTGGTCATCTATGTCCGTATTGAGGTCACGCATGTACTTGGTGCGCTTACCCCCCATGACGGCCGGATTGATCTCGATTGGCGGCATCTGCTGCAAATTTGAAGTTGTAATTGTGCCCGGCTCGAAGATACTCACGAACTTGGGCTCGACGACCATGGCCGCCCCACCCTTCACGTAAATGCGACGGCCGGTATTTGGTATCGGCTTGCGGTCCAGGGGTTCTATCACCATGGTGCTCGCCGCGTCCGATTTGGTAAAGGAGTTGGCTTGCACATTTATTTCCGAAATTTTAGACGGTCCGATGGTCGGCAGGCCGACCACATACCATCCGACAGCCGTCCCGTCAGGGGGTGGCGCGCTAAAGAAAAAGGTGGCGCGGCCCGAGTCGACGACGTAGTATCCATAGATGGATCCGGACCGCTGCTGACTCGGGAACGCCTCCTGTCCCGGTGGGTAGAGGAAGGAGCCCTGTGCATATGTTGTACCCTCTACGTACTGATTTGTGTCCGTCTGAAATGTGAATTTCCAGTTATACGGCTCGCTCGTCAGTCCGGTGGTGTCCACAACCCCCGAGCCGAGTTCAGCCTGAGACGACACGCGCAAGTTCCCCACGACGCCCGGGACGCCTATGATGCTCCAGCCTTTATCGACGGCGAAACCTGGCCACGTAGTTGTCGCGTAAAAGGTGAGTTCTTGTGGTCCCGTCGGTTTGTAAAATCCAGTCACGGACGTGGTCTTGGCGGACTCCTCGACGAGAGCCACCTTGGAAGGCGCTGGGGCCGAGCCGGGTATCACCGCATCCATGACCGTCTGAACAGCCGTCGCGGGCGCCGCCACGTCCCGCCGGTCGCCGAAAATCGCCGACAGAACCTTGTTTTGAATTTTTTGTTCAAATTCGATGATGTGATATTTGTTCATCGCGTCCCATATGGTGTCCATTTGGGCCTACTGTAATTCGTCTAGATTATTATTCCACAATTGGGTCACGCTCGTCGCCTTGAGCGTCGCACGTTCCGTTTGGCGCTTGGCTATCAGCGCCATCAGCTTGTCCACCTCCTCCTTGGTGTACTGATACGTCTTGATATCGAGGAGCTTGGGCCACAGAGCCTCGTCGTACTTCTCGCGCCGGAGCTGGAACTGAATCTTCTCCAGAGGTACGTTGAACACATGAAGTTTGGGAGTCACCGCCACGTCCCGGATGAACCTCGCCTTTTCTGCGAGCCACCCAATTTCAGAGTCAAATTGCTTGAGAAGAAACGCCTTGCGTTTCTTGTAGATGTCCAGTCGCATCCCAATGTAGTCGACCAGGATCTCCTCAGGACTCGCGTACTTCTTGACCGCCCCATTCGGGCCGATGAGGTACATATTGCTCGTGTGGATGGTCTTGGTCAGGCCCAGCTCCTTGACGTCGCCGCCCCAGATGAAAAAGTCAGGGCTGGTCTCAGTCGAGTGATTTTCGTACTTTTGGATCGTGCCCTTCTCTACCAAGTCGTCGAGGTGCTCCTTGAAATCCTGGATCCACTTGCCCGGTGGCAACTCCGTAACGTGCCACCGAGACCCCTCGGCTTGAACCACCCCCTCTAGGACCCACGTGTGATCTTTCGTCTTGGTCACCTTGCCCTTAAACCCCTTGAAGTGAGGCACCATGGGGACCATCGCCACCTGCTTCAAGGCGCACTTGATATTGTGCTTGATGATATCCACGTCGTACGGCGGCACGTAGCAACTGAATCCGGTACCGATACCCTCTGCGCCATTCACGAGGAGCATGGGCACCACTGGGACGTAGCACACCGGCTCAACCTGCTGGCCATCATCCACGACGTACTCGAGGACTGCATTGTCGGCCGGGTCGAAGATCTTGCGGGTCAGAGGCGCCAGACGGGTGAAGATGTAACGGGCGCTGGCTGCATCCTTGCCGCCTGCAAGGCGCGTCCCAAACTGGCCCGAAGGCTCGAGTAGGTTCAGATTATTTGCACCGACGAAATTCTGAGCCAAGTTCACAATGGTTCCCTGCAGGCTCGCCTCGCCGTGATGGTATGCCGTCTGCTCGGCCACGTAGCCACCGAGCTGCGCCACCTTCATATCGCTCGTCAGGTTCTTCTTGAGGCACGCGTAGATCACCTTGCGCTGAGAGGGTTTCAGCCCGTCAGCCACGTGAGGAATTGAGCGCTTGATGTCCTCGGCGCTAAAGTTGGCCAAGTCGCGCCGGACAAAGTCAGTGACCGAGAGAGCCTTGACGTGGCCGTACGGAACTCCGGCCGGTGGCGATGCCATGTGCGCCGTGAGCCACCCCTTGCGGTCGTCGGCTTGGGCCTTTGAGAAAGCCAGAGTCATGGACTCGTTCATGGTCGGATCAGCCCCGAAAGCGACGGTGAGCCGCTCAATTTGCTTGAAGTATTCCCTGGCTTCTACACTGGTCGAAGTTCCCAGACCCTTGTAGTATTTCACCCCAGTCGGTGCAGCCGACTGTCGCCCTGAGCCCGCAGCCCCTCCAGAGACGGCTTCGCCGACGCCAGTCGCAAGCGACTGCCGGTACGCCTCCTCCGTAAAATACCAAACCTTGCCCGCCTTGATGACCGGTGTGACCATCGAGACCACAAATCCCAGACCGATCAGCTGCGGCCAGTACACATGGAACATATTGAGAACCAGACCCTTGATGTGGCTGCCGTCCAGGTCTGCATCGGTCATGATCATCAGACGGCCGTAGCGCAATTCTCTCAACGAATTGTAGACCTTCCCATGTTGGAGCCCGAGGATCTTCTTCAGGTTGGAAAATTCTTCATTATCGGTCACCTGTTTTACAGAAGCGTCCCGCACATTGCGCGGCTTGCCCCGGAGTGGAAACACGCCGTACGCGTTGCGGCCTACAACGCTCAGACCGGCAATGGCCAACGCTTTCGCCGAGTCACCCTCCGTGATGATAAGCGTGCACTCGTGAGACCGATGCGTTCCAGCCCAGTTGGCGTCATCGAGCTTAGGAATGCCCGTAATGCGCGACTTCTTGGACCCATCTGTCTTCTTGAGCTCTTTCTCGACCAGAGAGAGCCCCTTCGAGACCAGGTCATCGAGGACCCCCGTAGCCAGGACGTCCTTGATGAATTTTGGTTTCAAATCAATGGCCTCCTGAATTTTTGAAGTACACTCGGCCTTGGTCTGACTGCTGAAGGTCGGGTTGATGATCACAGCCCGTACGAACACAAAGAGGGACGCCTTGATCTGAGCCGGCTTGAGCGTCGCACACCGCTTGTCGGCCACGATCGCCTCACAGAGCGCCTTGACGACCTTGTCCACGTGGCTTCCACCCTTGGTGGTGGCGATGCCGTTGACCCACGAGCACTGCTGGAAGCCTCCACTGGTCGAATGGGCCACGACCACCTCGAGAGAAGTCCCGTCGGTGTGCATCTTGGCGATCGGCACTTCTCCGAGGTGCATCTGAGCATAGTCTCCAAGACTCGTGACCTTGAGCAATTTAGTATTGAAATAGAC